CTCCGCGTTTATCTGACCAAACGCACGACGGCCTTATTTGGACCGTCAGTTACGACCAAACTCACGACGCCTATTTTGTTTATGACGACGAATACGAGGACTTTCTTGATTTTGTCGCAATCCATTGGGCAAATGATAACAACCCTCAAGGTATGGACGAAAGGTCTGATGCGTACCTAGAGCGCATTGATGTTCAAATTACACAACAAGGAAGCTACCCTTTGTCCAGTTACTAATTGGAGGCGGCTATCGTGTTTGGAGGTTAGAATGAAAATAGCTACCGTCGACTTAGAAACCTATTGGGCTGTTGGTCACTCTCTGACCAAGATGTCCCCCATCGCATATTGTATGCACCCCGACACAGAGATCATCAGTTGTGCATTTAAGTTCGGGAACGATCCCACCGTCGTCGTCTTTGGTGAGCAGGCGGTCATCGACTACTGCGCGAAGGTGGACTGGTCACAATACTGGGTCGTCGGGCATAATATGTCGGGCTTCGATGCCATGATTTTGTCGTGGCGGCTTGGCGTTAAACCAAAGCTCTGGGGTTGTACCCTTGCTATGGCGAGACCTATCCACGCAAAGGATGTTGGGCTGTCCCTCGCCAAGCTCGTCGCACACTACGAGCTTGGCTACAAAGATCAGTCGGCGCTCATCGCCACCAAGGGCAAGAACCTGTGTGACTTCTCGGATGACGAGATAGATGAGATGCGGATATACAACGCCGCCGACGTCGATCAGTGCTATGGGCTGTTGCTCAAGTTGATACCACAGACACGCAAAGAAGAGGTCAGGTTGGTCGACATGACCATCCGCATGTTGGTGGAGCCACAGTTCGACGCCAACGTACCTCTTCTAATTAGTACTGTGGGGCTTGAGAGTGAGCGTCGTAAACAAGCTATGATCGACGCCGCGAAAGCTATGGACGTGTATGACCCGCTCCTGCCGGAAGAAAAAAACCTACACGCCATCTTAAAGGTTCTATCGTCTGCGGCTAAGTTTGCCACGTTCTTAAAAACTGTGGGGGTAGATGTCCCAACCAAAGTTTCCCCGAGGACTGGTAAGGACATTCCAGCCTTGGCGAAGACAGACGAGGACTTCTTGGCTTTACAAGAACACGACGATCCCGTCGTCGCTACCGCCGCAGCCGCCCGACTGGACGCGAAGTCGACAATCTTACAGACGCGCATACGTGCGTTTCTTGACGCATCTGACGCACACCCAACTAAACAGGTGCCGATCCCGCTGAAGTATTGCGGCGCTGACACGACGGGGCGTTGGTCTGGCTGGGGCTACAACCCACAGAACCTACCTCGTATCGACCCATACGCACCTAAACCATCCGACGCTCTGCGTAAGTCGTTGACAGCACCGCCCGGACATAAAGTCGTCGTCGCCGACCTCTCCGGTATCGAACTGCGCGTGAACCATTTTCTGTGGAAAGTACCGTCTAGCGTAGAGATGTATCAGGCCGAGCCAGAGAAAGCCGATCTATATAAAGACTTCGCCAGTAAACTCTACGACGTCCCGTTCGATCAGGTTACAAAAGTCCAACGTCAGGTGGGTAAAGTGGCTCACTTAGGTCTTGGCTTTGGTGCTGGGTACGTCACGTTTCAAAAGGTCGCCAAGCTGATGGGCGGCGTCGACATCACCGAGGATGAGAGCCAAGACATCGTCAACAAGTGGCGCAGAGAACACGCCGAAATTACTAAAGGGTGGCGCACATGCCATGCCGCGCTGCCAACAATCATGCGCGGTGCGACAGGTCAAGCCGTTGACCCTTGGGGTATGGTCACTCCTGTACCTGAAGGATTACGAACACCTAAAGGTATGATCCGTTATCCAGCGCTGAGGCAGGAGTATAACGACGACGACAACCGTAAAGAGTTCGTCTACGGACACGGGCGCAACGAGGCGCGGATTTATGCGGGAAAGATAGACGAGAACATCGTTCAGCACTTGGCTCGGTGCGTCATCGCTGACAACGCGTTAACAGTACAACAAGTTACCGGCTTAAACCCTGCACTGATGGTGCATGATGAATTAGTGTACGTCGTACCCGAGGCGAAAGCAGAGCAGACGCTAGATGTAGTACAACAGGTCATGCGAACACCCCCCGCGTGGTGGCCTGAACTGGTAACGTGGAGCGAAGGCGATATCGCGGATACATACGGCGACGCAAAGTAGTGGTTGCATCCGAGTAACAATAAGTGCATGTATGTACATGTAAGTAACTTCATAAAGGTTTCATTATGCGTATACCCCATTGTGACTACGGCTGGTGTTCCTGCCGTCAATGCCGTCCCTCCTGTCGCGTCCCTAGATTAAGGACGCGTTATCAAGGCTTATCACGCAAACCTCACACCCCCATTAATGGCTGCTCCACTCACGGCAACCGCGCAGCATCATGGTCTGCCCCACACCAAGCCCCTCCGGGGTTGTGGACATTTAACCTAAAACACCTGTTCCGTGTTTCATTGGAACAATTCCACATTGGGTCGGGGGGTATACGTCTTGCAACACCACATTGAAGAAACGACGAACTTTATACTGCGAAACCCCAGCGGGGTTAAAAAATGGCTAACGCTAGCGGATAAGTACATGCAGACTTTTGCAGAAGCGCCGAAAGACTTTTTACTACCTAAAGCGCATATGATCCTAAAACCGTTGATTGAAGTATACGCGAGGAACCCTGACGGATTCCTTCAATACGTTCTAGGCGTCCGCGATTCTTTCTCACCGGAAGATAAGGCGTGGGAAGACGTACAGGTAATATACCGCCGGATCAATGGGCGTTATGTACAACAGCAGCGGCGTGAGCGTTCCAGTCGCGCCGTAACTAAAGCAATAGAACTGTTTGGTGGTGCGCCGAATTACCACGTGCGACTAAAATGGGTAGCAGACCTTGAACATGAGTGGGCGAAACGCCGACTGGCTTTTCTGGAAATACACCGAGACAAGCTGTCGAATAACCGTATTGACGCTGAGACAAGGGCTGATCTTCTTGCTGAGTTCTGGGATATAATCGACACAGAAATATATGAAGGGGGACTACCAGATTGGGGTACACACTAGATAAACCGTGGAGTTATTCTGCGCTCACTGCTTTTGAGACTTGTCCGAAGCGCTTTCAACTTACGAGAGTGACTAAGCAGGTTCACGAGGCGCAGACAGAAGCTACCATGTGGGGCAATAAGGTCCATAAAGCATTAGAGCTTTTCGCCAAAGGTGCGACGCCGCTTCCTCCCGACTTACAGGTCTTTGAGAAGTACGTCAGAAAAATACAGTCGTATGAAGGTAAGCGTATCGTTGAAGAACGTGTCGCCCTCGACAACAAGATGCGACCGACAAAATGGATGGCGAAGAATGTGTGGGTGCGGGGCATTATTGACATCGGCGTCATAGGCCCAGAAACGGCGTACGTCTTAGACTGGAAGACGGGCAAACACAGACCCGACACAGATCAGCTAAAGCTGTTCGCAGCCCTGACGTTCGCCTTGTACCCGTGGGTCGATAAAGTGGTGACGGGGTTTATCTGGCTAAAAGTAAAAAAATTTGATAGAGAGGTGTATACACGTGAGCAGTTACCAGAAATTTGGGCTGATTTCACCCCCCGGTTGGAGCGACTCGCCGTTGCATACAGTACAGGCAAATGGATGCCTAACCCTTCAGGTTTGTGCCGAAGTTGGTGCCCGGTTGGGCGCTCACTTTGTGAATTTTGTGGAAAATAATATGATATAGAAAGTGAATTTATGACTAACCTTGAGTATAAAAATAGCAAACTGGGTGAACCGGTGGCGCTTATGGACATGACGAACCAAGAACTTCACAGGCACGGCGTCAATATAGATGAAGTCTCTATTTTAGAAAATGAACTGCTGCACCGTTTGGAAACATACATACACCTATACGGTGACTTCCTAGCAGTAACCTCGAAAGTTGTAGGATAGCGATCATGGGTATGACACCAGAGGGTAAGGTTAAGAAAGCCGTTAAAGAATACCTCAAGTCCATCGGCGCTTGGTATTATATGCCAGTGACCAACGGTATGGGGCGCGTAGGATGCCCAGACATACTGGTGTGCTACAAAGGTTTATTTATGGCGTTCGAGACTAAAGCGCCGGGTAAAATTAAGAACGTAACTGCTAACCAACAGCGCGAAATAACCGACATACAACGTGTTCACGGGTTAGCACTTGTCGTCGACGACGTTGAGCAAGTAAAGGATGCGATATATGACAAAATCATCGAAGCGGGAATTAGCGACTAAAGCGAAGTACAACCGTCGCCCGTCTGTTCAGAAGAAACGCGTAGCCAACAACAAGGCGAGGCGTGAGGGTATACGCGAAGGCCGTGTCAAGGTCGGTGACGGTAAGCACATTGACCATAAGGTGCCGCTCGACGCTGGCGGCAGCACCAAGAAGAAAAACACCCGAGTGGTCAGTGCCAAGACCAACAAAGGCTGGCGGGGTAAACGCCCCGGTATGTACACCAAGAGTAAAAAAACTTGAAGCCGAGAGACTACAACGTCGGCAAGTCTGATTACTCCCAACGACGTATTCAACCGTGGGACATTTGGTTGGAATACGACCTCAACCCGTGGGACGCTGACATAATAAAGCGCATCCTGCGGGACAAAGGCGAACGCCGACTAGACTACGAAAAAATTAAACATATCTGCGACGAGCGAATAAGGCAGATAGACGGAGAGTAAACCCCATGCTGGTATGGCCGCAAAAAAACGCGCTGATTTTAAAGCTGCGCGAACCCACAGACATCCTTAACGTCATCCCTTCCGCCAAACAGTTTAGCGTAAAAGGTACGCCGTTCGTCGCTGTCCCACATAAGACAACCGAGACGAAAGTTTTACGGCACCTTGGGTTTCAGGCTCCCGCACCCATACGGTTTAACTATTCTTGGCCCGGACGGTTCGCGCCGTTCGTCGCACAGCGCGAGGCCGCTGCGTTTTTGTCAATGCACCGACGCGCCTTCAACCTGTCAGAACTCGGAACTGGTAAGTCTCTGGCGTCCCTCTGGGCGTACGACTACCAGCGCAGTATCGGTCAACTGAATAAGGTCTTGGTGATTTCTCCACTCTCGACACTAGAGCGTACGTGGGCCGACGAGGTGTTCCAACACTTCCCCCATCTCAACTACGCAGTACTGCACGGGACACGGAGCAAACGGTTGAAGCTACTTAACATCGACGTCGACGTCTACATTATCAACCACGACGGGGTGCAGATCGTTGAGGAAGCGTTGCGGTCACGCCCAGATATAGACCTCGTTATCGTAGACGAAATAGCACAGGCCGCACGTAACGCCGGTACGGATCGCTGGAAAGCTATCAACAAGGTAGTCAACAAGCACAAACCAGAAAGAGCTTGCTGGGGTATGTCAGGGACGCCGACCCCGAACGCGCCAACGGATGCTTGGGCGCAATGCCGACTGCTAGTGCCAGACAATGTGCCGCCCTATTTCAATAGGTTCAAAGGGCAAGTGATGAAGCAGTTGTCGCAGTTCACGTGGGTTCCTAAACCCGGTGCGACCGAAGTGGTCCAATCGGTGATGCAGCCAGCCGTACGTTTCACTCGCGACGAGTGCCTAGACCTACCTCCCCTGATGTATGAAACACGACAGGTTGCGCTGACCAAAGAACAGAAAAAAGCCTACAAAGAAATGATGGTTCGTATGCGTACCGAGGCTGACAACGGAGAGATTACCGCTGTCAACGAGGCTGTGAAAATGGGCAAGCTGGTGCAGATCGCTTGCGGCGTTGTCTACTCCAACAACAAGGAAGAACTTACAATACCGTCGTCGCCGCGTATCGAGGAAACACGCGACATCGTCCGTCAAGCAGAGGGCAATGTGATTGTGTTCGTGCCGTATGTCTCATCGGTCAACATGGTAGCCAACGAACTAAGGAAAGACTTCACCGTCGAAGTTATCCACGGTGGGGTCAAAAAGGATGAGCGCGACCGAATATTCGGCGCGTTTCAGAAGGGTAATAGCAAACTGAGGGTTTTAGTAGCGCAACCCGCTGCTATGTCCCACGGGCTTACCCTGACTGCCGCATCTACCATTGTTTGGTATTCATGCGTCACGTCGAACGAAACCTTCGAGCAGGCCAACGGGCGCATCAGTCGTCCCGGCCAAAAGATGAACAATTTCATCATCATGCTCGAAGGAACCGCTGTCGAGAAACGTATATACTCACGCCTTCGCAACAAGCAAAAAATGCAAGGCGCGTTACTGGACGAAGTTAAAGCCCACCGTGATCAGGTGATTGCTTGACTACCGACTATAGAAAACTTAATGTGTTTACGTGTAAACATATCTGAAAGTATATGAAATGAATTTACTGAACCCGGACCAAGTGTCGCGGAAGTTGGGCATGACTAAAGTTGCCCTTCATTCGCTGCGCTCTAGGAGTGAAAAATTTCCCAAACCGATAAGGATTTCGCAGAAAGTTCTACGTTGGGATGAAGCCGATATTGACAACTGGTTAACCGCCAAAAAGGAGAGCGAAAATGGCGACAATAGGAGAACTAGATGATGTTTCATTACTGAAGCTATTCATCGGTCTGCGCGACCGTCGTTCACAGCGAAAAGCTGCGTACACAGACGACGATAGTTCAGACAAAGCAAAGCAGGATAAAATTGAAGTAGAGTTCCTGCGGCGGTTCCACAGCCGTGGTGTAGACAGCGTGTCTGCTCGCGGCATCGGGACTGCATACGTGTCAGAACGTACAAATTACACGGTAGCTGACAAAGACGCGTTCTTAGAACATATCAAAGCGAACGATGCTTTTGAGTTGCTTGAAAGTCGCGTCAACAAGACTGCTGCACAGCAGTATAAAGAAGTCCATAACGACCTGCCGCCGGGGGTTAACCACTCCGCGACACAAGTTGTTAATTTTAGACGTAAATAAAACGAGGTAAAACATGCCAAATGATATGATAGCCATTAAGGCAAAAGGACTCCCTGCACACTTGCTAGATAAGGCGCAGAACGAAAACAAGTTCGGCGCAGCGGTAGGCACTGGCGGGTTCCCGCACGTTTCTATCAAGGGTAAAGTGTTCCACATTACTCGGGGCGACGAAACAACCCTTGTGACCAAAGGCGACGACGGAGAACCAGCGGTATCGTTGCTGGCCGTAATCGTGGCGACTAACCCGGGCGTGTCTAAAGTATACTACGACACGGGCTACGAAGAAGGCTCATCAGCTAAGCCAACCTGTTTCTCAAACAACGGCACTACCCCATCGGCAGACGCCGAGAACCCGCAAGCTAAAAAGTGTGCGGTTTGCCCTCACGGGCAATGGGGATCGCGCATCACCGACAACGGTGGTAAAGGTAAGGCGTGTAGCGACTCCATGCGGTTAGCGGTTTCACCCCCCGACCAACTAAACGACCCTATGCTTCTACGTGTCCCAGCGGCATCGCTCAAAACTTTAGGCCAGTACGGTGCGCATCTAGCTAAACGCGGTGTCGGGCCGCAGCACGTCATCACAAAAATTGGCTTCGACTACGAAGTTGCGCACCCCTCTCTTACGTTCAAGGCTATGGGTTTTGTGGACGCTGAACAGTTGGAAGAAGTCGAACTGGTTCTGGTAGACGAGGCTGAAATAATCGGCAAAATCACAGGCACAAGCGGTGGGTTCTCTGGGGAAAACACAGCCGACGAGTCAGCCCCCAAGGTAGCAGCTTCGAACCCGAAAAAATCTAAGCGGCTTAAACAGGCAGAGGAAGAAGCCGACGTGCCGAAAGCTAAAAAAGTACGCACTGAGGTAGAACCTACAGTAAGTGTGGATGACTTCGATGATATCGGTGATGCACTAGATAACCTAGACTTCGACGCGTAGCTCGTAGCGGTCATGGGCGGGGTTACGGCCCCGTCCTAATCTGTTAACATGTAAGCGTGAAGGTAGGCTATGCACACACAAGATTTCCTTGCGGCTGTGTTGCCGACGGAAGGTAAAAAAATAATTACGCTGGTCAAACAAAGGGACGACGGCGGCACCTATTTTAAATACCTGACGTTCCCAACAGCCCAAGAGGCGGCAAAGGCCGCATTGCTCTTTGACGGGCAGGGCGAGACAGTTTACTTCGCAGTAAATTCTTTTGGCGATTGGTATGATGACCCCGCAAGGGGTAAGAAACGCATCCGCACACAAACAAATGTGGAAGCGTGTCGCAGTCTGTACGACGACTTCGACGTCGACGACGTCGATGGCAAGAAGTATTCGACGCGTAACGAAGCGCTTAAAGACATCCTTAAACTTGCCAAAGAACTGCGTTTGGTCCCAACCGTCACTTCCTCTGGCGGCGGCTTTCACTGCTACTGGCACTTAGACAACGACGTAGACAGAGAGACGTGGGATGAGCTTTCCGCACTCAAGCGTGATGTAACCACGCATCTTAAAATGAAGGCAGACCGCGCTGTAGATATGGACAGCGCTCGTATCCTGCGGCCCGTGGGAACGCACAACCGCAAAGCAGACACACCCCGCCCAGTTGAACTAATTAAGATGGGCAAGACTTATTCGTTAGATCATTTACGCTCGACCCTGCTGGGGTACATCAAGGACAACAACGTACAACCCGCTCCAACGAGTAAAAAGGCGGGAGCGGTCAACCCGTTCGCGGCAGCGCTTGGGGATCACCCAGACAGTGACGCTGATGTCGTCGCGAAAAACTGTGCTGCGGTTCGACAGTTCAAAGAAACAGGCGGCAACATATCCGAGCCGCACTGGCACCGAGCTATTGGCATCGTCAAGTTTTGCACGGATGGCGAGAACGTCATCCACGAATGGAGCAAAGATTACGAAGGCTACTCACCGCTAGAAACACAGGATAAAATTGACGAGTGGACTGTTGGCCCGACTTCGTGTGTCGAAATGGACAAGCACATTGGCTGCATGGACGACTGCCCATTCTCAGAGAGTTGCAAATTCCCCATTCAGTTAGGCTTTACCGAGGACGCGGTGTCCGTTGAGGAAGAAACCGTCGTTACCCCGTGCCCTAACACCTCGACGGCGACGACACCCGCACCGGGCGCAGTGATCGAAGGGCAAACAATCCCATACTGGCCGTCCACCGGCTATCGCTGGAACGGATCAGCACTATCACGGTCAGTCATTGACGACGACGGTGTTGTACACTGGCGGCCTTTTTGCCGCTCGTTCATCTACCCAATCAACCGCATCCGAGACAGCGAAGGCACGTGGGTTATCCACTGGCGAGCAAAGGAAAAAAACGGCGCTTGGCGCGAGTTCTTCATGCCGACAATGGAGTTAGCCTCGACGGACCTTATGGCAAAAACATTCGCTGCGAACGAGGTCTTTTTAACACGCACATCTAAGGCGAGGGTCGACATGGCAGAATTTTCAGAAGGACTTATTGAAACCCTTCAGGCTTGGCGCATCGAGACTGAAACATTTAAACAGTTTGGTTGGCTTCCAGACCGCTCCGGTTTCGTTATGGGAACTAAACTAATCACGGGCAGCGACGAGCTAGACGTATTGTGTGACCCCGACATGCCAGCGGACGTTGCGCTGGACTTTGGCACCAGCGGTACGCTTGAGGAATGGATCGCCAATATCGACACGTTGTACAATCGCGCAGGTGCAGAGCCATTCCAGTTCGCCCTATGCCACTCAATGGGTTCCGTTCTCGTTGAGCTTATGGGTTCGTCCAACTGGCACGGCCTACCTCTAGCGTTCGTCGGTCACGGCGGCACCGGCAAATCTACGGCGTCGAAAATCGCCTGCGGGTTTTACGGGAACCCCGCCTACATGGAGCGGCAAACTGGCGAGCAAGGCTCCACACTGAACGCCGCTATCAAGCGGATCGCTATAATGGGCAGTGTGCCTGTACTGCTTGATGAGTTCTCTGGGCGTTCACCCGATGAGCTATCCCGCACTGGCTACGCCCTCGCAAACGGCAGGGATAAAGAGCGGCTAGGCTCCAACGGTAAATTTAGCACCGTTGGCGGTCAGTGGTTCAAGAACAGCTTCATCACATCGAACGATAGTATTTTGGAGAGTATATCCAAACTGCCAGCCGCCTACCGTGTTGAGGCTACTCAACTTAGGTTTTTCGAAGTGTCGTTGCCCCAAGACTACCGCAATAAAGTTTTCCCCGAAATCACTCAGTCGTTCATCGAACATCACATGGACAACGTGTACGGCGAAGCGTTCAGACCGTATATCAGGTTCGTCATTAAAAATCGTGATTGGGTCCGCCGCCAGATGGTCGCCGCCCGTGGCAAGTTTAACCCGAAAAGCGCGGACGACAACAAAGAGCGCTTCTACCGCGATACGATTGTCACCGCTCTGGTAGCGGGCAAGATCGCCGAGAAGCTAGGGCTGATATCGTTTGACGTAAACGCCATGAAAAAATGGGCGTTGAAACAAGTTCTCGCCATGCGTGAGAGCCGCAAGGAAACCAACATCGACATCAGCGAACACCTCGCTTCGTTTGTCAGTACGCTCCAAGGACGACTCATCATCACCAAAAAATTCGGTGACGCTAGGTCAAAACATAAAGAAGCCCCGATGGAGCTACTGCGAGCGCCAGCGGTGGGCCGCGTCTGCACTGAGGATAAGAGGGTATACATCGTCGTCAAGGCCATAAGCGAGTGGTGTAAAGAGCATGGCGTTGCAACGAAAGCCCTACGTGAAGAAATGGACAGCGCGGGCTACATGATCGACGCAAACAGCAGAACGTACATCGGAAGCGGCACGACAGTCGCCAGCACCCAGACGCGTTGTTACGAACTCAAATACAATAAACTTTTCGACGGGAAGGCGCTTTCTATCGTCCAGACCGTCGATGGTGTCCAAACCCAAACACAATTTGAAGGAACGACCAAATGACCACTGAGGTTAAGCAGATTTTAAGGGCGATGAGAAACCGTCTCAACGGCTTAGTAGAGGAGGCTAAACAACGACAACGCCCCGGTAATAAGCAGCAAATGGAAGAACTTTTACTCTTTATCACAATGTTGGAGCAGCATCTTGACACCTGAACAGGAAGACCGGCTTCGTATCGCCATGAGCAAGCTGGCGGTAGTAGAAAATTATAACGCCGCTAGGAAATGGGGCGGCAGCACCCACGCTGTTGCGCAAACGCGCAGTAAATTCGGGACGCCACCGAAACAGGAAGCTCCGAGGGCGCTTTCCGCACAAGCCAAACTAATCAACAAACTCTTATTGAAGGGGATGACTAGGTCGGAAATCGCTGAGTTGATAGAAAAACCAGCAGGGACGGTTCGAATAATAATTAGACGGTACTCGCTGCCGCGAAATGAAGCCTGATGCCTGCCGCCGCCACAACCAAGGCCGCAATTAAGCGAGCAATCGAAGCAGCACTGGACGCAGGTTTGGCTATCTGCGCCGTGTCTGTGGGCAAGGACGGCAGCGTCCGTGTCGAGACAAGCCAGAAAAAACTAGACACCGACTCCGTTCTGGATCAAGGTCCGAAGCCCAAACAGTGGGCTACGCGGAGATAAAGAGTGTCGGTCAAACTACCCGGTTTGTGGGAAGAAAAAAACCGTAACGGTTCACCGCGCTACCGCGTTCGCAAAGAAGGCAGTAAAAGCGTCAAGACGTCTATCCCTGTGGGACCAACCCACCCAGATTTTCTTCACCACTACTGGGCAGCCCGCGAAGGTCGTGCATGGGACGCGCCCCCAGAAAAAACCGAAGTGCGGCAAAGCATCGACTGGCTCACGGCACGGTACTTGAAGTTCCTAGAGGGCATGGTCGCCGCTAACCAAATGTCTGCCGCCACGCTGAAACAGCGGCGCAGTATGATAACAAGGCTTTGTGACTTTACAGACCCCAGCGGAGAACGCTACGGGACTTTCGACATGGATGCGCCCACAGCAGCATTCATCGCGGTGCGAGACGCGTGGGCTAGTACGCCCGGAGCCGCCGACAACCTCATCAAAACAATACGGGCGGTGTACTCATGGGCGATGGAGCGCGACGAGATTGGTCACAACCCCGCTGTGGGTATCGTTCCCATCAACAAAAACCCCAAAGGGGGCGCTACGCCGTGGACCCCTAGCGACCTCCGCAAATTTAAGGCCACGCACCCCAAAGGAACATCTGCTCACCTGTGGCTAACTGTGCAAGCATTCACAGCTTGTAGGATCGGCGATGCGTTATGGATAGGGCGCAAGCAGGAGAAGACTATCGACGATCAGCTTTGGCTTGAGTTCCAGCCGCGCAAAAAAGGCTCAGCTTTTGTGTCCATCCCGATGCTACCGCCACTGGTGGAGGCCACTAGAGCCTCGAAGATCGTCGGGCCTAGCTACATCCTCAACAACAAAGGACTACCGTTTACGTCGGTCGATGCGCTGGGCGTTCGGGTGCAGCGTTGGTGCAAAGCGGCGGGGCTGGTTGGGCGTTCATCCCACGGCATCCGTAAAGCGATGGCTGAAACAATGGCTGCGGCGGGAAGCTCTCAACACCAGATCATGGCGGTCATGGCCCACACCCAAGCACGTACTTCTGAGGTCTATACCAAGGGAGTTCAGAGGCGTGGTTTAGCGGCTGAAGGACTGCACTCTCTGGCGGCACTAGACTGGTAGGTGCCCCGCAGTATATTTTTGCGGGGCACCTTGCTCAATAAAATATAGCCAAAACACCATTACTGGTGGTC